TTGAGCCGTATCCTCCCCATCGCCCTTCCGCCGCAAGCCGTGCTATGCTTGGCGGATAGCAAGGGGAGTCAAAATGTCATTTACGATCACGGCTAACAATTCGGCTGGGCCAGTCTCGTTTTCCTGTGCGACCGCCTCCGATGCCGTCGATAAGGTATTGGAGTTGGAGCAACAGAAATTTGAAAATATCACCATCAAGAACGGTGCCGGACGTACGATCAGCCTCGATGAACTGTCCGCCCTCTGCGAAGCGGGTGAAGATTGAGACTACCGCGAGGCTAAAAGGCCATGCTTGCTCGTTCGGCCCGTCGCGCGGCGCTTGCCGGACTGGTGTCCTTCTGTTTTTCCGGTCTCGCGTTGAGCAAGGACGCTGACAGCGACGATGCGGCGGAAAGGCCGGCTCCGACGCTGCCAAACATCTACCTGGACCTGCGGACGAACTACGCGACCGTGCCTGCCAACACGCTTTCGATTGGCTTTGGCAATCCGTCAATATCGTCGGCACTCGCAACGCTCCAGTCGCTCACGGCACTGACGAATATCCCGACGCTACCGGCGTTCCCGAGCTTGTCCTCACCCTCAAGCCGGAGCATCGGGGTCGATGTTCCCTTGACCGTGGATGTCAGCGACCGTGTCTCTCTATATGCCGGCTTCAGCGCCAGCGCATCACAAAGCGGCATGTCGGATTGGTCGACGTTTACGATCTCAAGCTGGAATGTCGGATTTCAGGCGGACGTCTATCAGCAGAATGGCGGATCGATCCCGACGATTACGCTGCAGTCGACTTTCACAAGGTCGGTACCGGACGCGCCGCTTGCCACGACCACTCTCAACACGATTCTCGAGTTCGATTACGCCCTGAACGAGGACGAGACCCGGGGGCTGCTCGCCGGTGTCCAGTACACCGGGGTCAAGGTCGATTCTCCGCTGGCGACGGTCAATCCGAACATCGTCGGCTATGTCGGCGGCTACCATCAGTGGGACAACAACTGGAAGTTCTCAGGTCGCCTCGGCGTTCAATCGTTCGGCGGCGCGCAACTTCTGAACCTGACGCCGTTCCAGTCTTTTACCCAGCCGATCGTCAGGCTAGATCTGGACCGGATGGACGACAACGACAACCGCCTGTTCGGCGTGACCGCAGAGATCGCGTGGACGCCGAAGCCGGCTTATCATCTGACTGTCAGAACGCCGCTTTATGCGGTGAGGAACTAGACCGCTTCAAAAAGTATTTGCCACGTCGGGCAAATCACCGGCATATCCTCAACATCGCAAGAATTTCAAACCCCGCGCCGGGAAGCCGGCGGCGGGCTTTTCGAATCGGGCGGCGACTGCTGCCGGATCACCTTTGTGCCGCCGCAATTTCGCTGTCCCGTGCGCCTTGGGGCGACTCAAGGGAACCGCGATGAAGAAACTGCTGGTTGCGGCACTGATCGCAGGATCATTTATTTCGTTCGAGGCAAGAGCGGGGGATCGTGCCGGAGATGCCGCGCTGGGCGCGGTGTCGGGAGCAGTTGTTTTGGGTCCCGTGGGCGCGGTGGCAGGCGCCCTCATTGGATACACGGCGGGGCCCTCGATCGCGCGTTCCTGGGGGATCGGGCGATCCGCATCGCGATCCCGGGCGCGACGCGAAACACAAGCCATGAATGCAGCGCAGGAATCTGGAACCCAGCAACAAGCCACCGCCAGGGTGGTTTCATCGTCACCTGTCAAAAATCCGGAAGCGCCTGCCGGAAGGCGTCCGCCACCGGTTCAGGGATTTGAATAAGGAACCGCCGGCGGAAAGAACGACGGTCACTTTCAAGAAATTTGACACGTCGGGCAAATCACCGGCATATCTTCATCATCGCAAGAATTTCAGAGCCTGCGCCGGGAAACCGGCGGCGGGCTTTTTGATTTGGATTTTTTGAATCGGACGGCGGCCGCAATGCGCGACGCCACATCCTCCCCACGCACGCTGCAAGAGGCGTCGCAAGCGGATTGCCGTCCGAACTTCTAGTTGGGCATGATCTGTTCGGAAAACCGCTCCACACTTTGCGCTAGCGCGGCCCTTCGGGCCCGGATCATGCTTTTAGCCGGGACGCGCGAACGTGCCGGCACGCGGCGTGGCTTTAGCTCCACGTCCGCACGCGGCCTCTCCGCGACGATCCGCCATGCGGATCGCGCTTGCAGGGATAGGGTTCGCGCCTGAAATGATCGCGACCGCGATCATGCCGCACATCTTATTCATGCAGAAGGAGAGGCCGGCATGACCGCCTATCTGGTATCGCTTTCACTGGCGGGCCTGATCGCGATCGCGCTTTGGGAGGGATTTTCGTGAGCGCAAATGGCTAAGACACTCACGGAAATCCGCTCTCTCGCGCGCAGCCACACCAGGTCCGCGCTCAATGTCCTTGTCGGCGTCATGCGGTCGAAGGATGCAACGGCGGCGGCGCGCGTTTCCGCGGCCAATGCCATCCTTGACCGCGGCTGGGGCAAGGCTACGCAAGCAATCGAGAATGGCGATGACGGCGCTCTCGAACTAATCCACAGAATCGAGCGCGTCATTGTATGTCCTGAAAATTCCCACAGCTAAGGTTTTCGAGCCGCTGCTCTTACCCGCCCGTTACAAGGCGGCTTACGGTGGTCGCGGCTCGGGGAAATCGCACTTCTTCGGAGAGCTAATAGTGGAGACCTGCGAGGCCAAGCGCGGCACTTCGGCGGTCTGCATTCGCGAAGCGCAAAGGACGCTGGCGCAGTCTTCCAAGCGGCTGATCGAAAGCAAGATCGCAGCCCTCGGTCTCGGCCACCGGTTCAGGATATTCAACGACAAGATCGAGACCCCCGGCGATGGTGTCATCATTTTTCGCGGTATGCAGGATCATACCTCCGAGTCGATCAAATCGCTGGAAGGTTTTGGGATTGCCTGGGTCGACGAAGCCCAGAATCTGAGCGCGCGCAGTTTTGCGTTACTGCGCCCGACCATCCGCACGGATGATTCCGAGTTGTGGGCGAGCTGGAATCCACGCCGCAAGTCCGACGCGATCGATGATTTCTTTCGGGCGCGAAAGCCGCAAGGCGCTGTGGTCGTCAATGCCAACTGGCGCGACAATCCGTGGTTCCCGGCCGTGCTGGAAGACGAACGCAAGACGGACCTTTCGCTGTATCCCGATCGTTACGACCACATCGACGCCATCATCGACGCGAGGGCCGAAGCTGTTGCACGGGAAAATCCTGGCGTGCCATCAGGCGTGATCCGCAACCTCCTGACCGCGCGCGCCCCGACCTGCCCCTGCGCACAATATCTTGAAATTGCAGGCGAGGGTGCGGGGTAGGGGTTTGCCAGACCGCTCATCGATTTTTGAACCTACCAGAGGCGATCTCAAGGGATCGCCGTTTTCATTTCAAGGGAAAAGAGAATGACACTTTACAAATGGTCGCAGACGGCTTCTTCGGACGCAACGGCAGACTCAACGATCAACTGGGCCGAGGGGCAAGCACCGTCCAGCGTCAACGACTCCGCCCGCGCTATGATGGCCGCGACCGCGAAATACCGCGACGACATCGCGGGCGCGATCGTCACCGGCGGTACATCGACCGCGTATACGGTTTCGTCTTACGAAGTGTTCGACACCTTGGCGCATCTCAACGGGCAAGTGATCGCGTTCACACCGCACACGACCAACGGCGCCACGGTGACGCTGAACGTGGACTCGTTGGGAGCGAGACCGCTGCGAACGTCGCCAGGGGCTGAACTGCTGGCCGGAACCATCATTCAGGGTACGCCATATGTGGCAGTCTACAGCAACTCCGATGCGCGCAATTCGCGCATGCTCGCATGCTATTGCAAACATTGCTCTTCTGGAAATAGACCTTAAAGTCGGTTTCGCGCTGCCCACTATGATGGCGCAGAGGAATACCAGAAGGGAAGAGACCGATCATGACTGCCAGACCGCAATTACCGGATCGCGCGCCGCGCACGAAGGGCGCGCCGACTGCCCTCGACGGTCTCCTGGTCGTGGATTTCACCCGGGTCGTCGCCGGTCCTGCCTGTACGCAAACGCTGGCTGATTTTGGCGCTGAAGTCATCAAGATCGA